CTGTAGTGGCTGACTTGCAAGCCATTGGAATGAAGATTTCAAACACTGGAGCGAATCAATCTCGGGTTGACTTTGGCTGTCATATCGGAGGGTCAATTGACGGACTGATTGAATCAGGCGTGCCGGGTAACACCAAAGCAAAGCACGTCCTAGAGATTAAAACCGCTTCGGCTAAGTCATTCAAAGACATGGTTACTAAAGGACTAGAAAAGTCCAAGCCCGTGTACTGGGTGCAAGTCCACCTATATATGATGGGAAAAGACGTAGATCACTCCTTATTTGTCATGGTGAATAAAGACAATGACGAGGTATATAACGAGATCGTCAAGCGTGATGACGCCGTGGCCATGAAGTTTTTAGAGCGTGGCAAACGTATCGTAAAGTCCGACCGTGCGCCAACGGGAATCAGCGCAGATGAGTCGTGGTTTGAGTGCCGTTATTGTTCCGCACACGACCTATGCCACGGCTCAAGGCTAACCCGCGAGGTGAACTGTAGAACATGTTGTTTTTCTACCGCTATGGAAGATGGCACTTGGCATTGCGCCCATTGGGATATGACAATCCCTGATCTAGACGCTCAATTGGCAGGATGTGACAATCACATTTTACACCCCGATCTTACGCCAGGATGGCAGCATGAACGCGCTGAAACAGGCGTTATCTGGATGACGAAAGCAGGACCGATACATAACGCGCCTGAAGGTTATCTAAGCCGTGAGATTGTGGCTAACTGGCAGGCGTGCGCGTCTGGCGTGCGAGATAAGTTTGAAGAGTTTGATGCGCGGGTGGTAGGCTAATGTTGAGGCCGTACCAACAACGAGCAATCGACCAGCTATACGAATGGTTTAGCGCGGGTAACGCTGGCAACCCTTGCCTAGTCCTACCTACTGGGTCAGGAAAGTCTCACATCATCGCTGCACTTGTTAAGGACGCCATTCAATCATGGCCCGGAACTAGGGTTTTGATGTTGACGCATAGCAAGGAATTAATCTCGCAAAATTCTGAAAAAATGCGACAGCACTGGCCTAATGCGCCAATGGGAATATATTCTGCAAGCCTTCGCCGGTATTGCCTGACTGAGCCTATCGTCTTTGCAGGCATTCAAAGCGTGGCGAAACGTGGCAACCAGATCGGGCATATTGACCTGTGCATTGTGGATGAATGCCACTCAATCAGCCCAACTGGCGAAGGCGCGTATCGTGAGCTAATCAACGACCTAATGGCTATTAACCCAGATATGCGCGTCATTGGGTTGACGGCCAGCCCGTACCGGCTTGGTCATGGAATGATCCATGAAGGAGATTTTGCATTATTCAGCGATTTGATCGAACCAGTTTCAATCGAGGAACTAATCACAAGCGGGTTTTTATCGCCACTGCGAAGCAAGCACACCAGCCTAATGTTAAGCACGCAAGGCGTGACAAAATCAGCGGGTGAGTTTGTCGGTAAGTCGCTGGAATTGGCCGTCAACACCTTTGACAACAACGCTAAAGCCGTACACGAAACAATCGAACGCGCTAGAGATCGTAAAAGCTGGATTGTGTTTTGCGCTGGAGTACAGCATAGCCTAGACGTGCGCGACATGCTGAGACAAAACGGAATAAGCGCAGAAGCCGTGACAGGAAAAACACCAGCGGCAGAACGCGACAGAATCCTAAATGACTTCAAAGCAGGACGAATTCAAGCCGTTACCAATTGCGCCGTGCTAACGACTGGTTTTGACGCGCCTAGCATTGATTGCGTGGTGTTTTTACGTCCTACCCTATCGCCTGGACTTTACTATCAAATGGCGGGACGTGGCTTGCGAGTGGCAGACGGTAAGACTGATTGCATGGTCCTAGACTTCGCCGGAAACGTAGCCACCCACGGCCCAATCACTCAGATAACACCACCTGGACGCAAGCGCAAAGGCGAAGGCACAGCCCCCACAAAAACATGCCCCAAGTGTGACGAAATATGCGCAGCTAATGCTAGGCAATGCCAGTGCGGGCATGAGTTTCCAGAGCCTGAAAAGCTGGAGAAAACGGTTTACTTGCGCGGCGACGACATCATGGGCCTAGAGCCAACAGAGCTACCCGTAACGGAGTGGCATTGGAAAAAGCACACAAGCCGCACCAGTGGCCTAGAAATGCTTATGGTGAAGTATTACAGCGGACTAAATGGCCCGATAATCTCAGAGTATTTCCCGACGCAGCATGAAAACTATGCAGGCGTAAAAGCCCGTCAAATGGTAGCCACGCTGGCCCGTAAATCAGGCGTGACAACGCCTGACGAACTCGACGAATCCGTTAAACAACTTAACCAAGGAACTCCTCCGAGCATGATTACTTACAAAAAAGAAGGAAAGTTTTTCCGCGTGGTTGATCGTGTTTGGTCTAACTGTGCTACAGTGGCAGATCAACTTTAAAGGATGACTTATGACTGATCTAGTTTGCTATTTTGATAAGGCGTTTGGATGGGTCTTATACGCCATTGACAAAGACGGAAATCAGCTATGGGATGCGCAATATTTTCCAAATAAAACAGCTTTAAAGGCGCAGTTATGCATGTGATTACACTTGATAAATCATCATGCGATGAATTTGTTTTAAAGAAGCATTACAGCCGACGCGCATCTATTTTTTGGGCAGGATTTGGATTGGTTGAAAACGGTAAAGTTACCGGCGTTGCAGTTTACGGCCAGCCTTCACCACCCATTCAAAAGCACGCATTCAAAGATCGTGATTTTCGTTTGTATGAATTGTCGCGTGTAGTTGTTCAAAGCAAAACAAAAAACGCATCCAGTTTTTTAGTAGCCAACAGCTTGAAAATGCTAGAGCCTAAGCCATGCGCCGTTATAAGTTATTCAGATATGGAGCAAAACCATTGCGGAATTATTTATCAGGCTACAAACTGGATTTATACAGGAGCAACAAAAAGCCATGACAAAGCCTACATTGTGGAAGGTGTAAGAACGCACCCAATGACGCTACGTGATAGAGGAATAACAGACCCTACACGATGGGCTAAAGAAAACAATATTTCAATGGTGAAGCCAATGGATAAGCATCGATATTTTCAATTTGTAGGATCAAAAATTGACAAAAAAAACATGCTTGCAAAACTTACTTATCAAGTTATTTACTCATATCCAAAGTGCGAAAGCAAACGATATGATGACGGCCCAATGATCGACATGAATATTGAACGAGGTTTATTTTGCTAACCAAAAAAGAAAAACTACAACTAGACACGCTGAAAGCGCAACTAGAAGCGGAAAAAGAGAAATCAGCTAAAGCGTTTGACGCATACGGCAATGTTCTTTATGAATTGGTTGACTTAAAAATAAAATTATCACGCATTGAAGCGGTTTTGCGGGGTGAGGAATGATTTACCTAGGAATTGACCCAGGCCTGCGAAGTGGAGCGTGGGGAGCCATAGATCACAATGGCGCATTCGTAGCATGTGGCGACATTGACAGCGCGAATGATCGCGTACTGCCACGGATGCTAAAGATAGCCCTGCAAGCTGCTATTAAGATGGGGCAGGACGGCGCTGATATTGTTATCGAGCAGGTGGGTGTAATGCCATGCCAAGGTATTGCCAGCACGGGGAAATTTATGCGTGCTACTGGCACCATAGAGGCCGTTGTAGACCTGCTTTTGTACCCTTATGAATACGTCACGCCTCAAAAGTGGAAAAAGCACCACGGACTTATCGGCACAGAGAAGAAGGCAAGCCTAGCACTAGCACGAACCAAGTGGCCTACAGCGCCACTCAAGCTAGCCAAGCACCACGGACGGGCTGATGCTCTGCTAATGGCTGAATGGCTGCTAGATCAAAATAATTAGACATTGTGGCGCAAAGTGTGAAAAGTGCGCTAAAATTGAGACTCAACAAACGAAAGGTAATTAATGAAAAAATATGAATTTGTAGATGGCGACACGATCACAATCGCTCCTGGATGTATTTTGAAGCGTATTCGTGCACTTGTTTCTATTGCTGTTTTTGGTGTTTCTGCTGGTGATTTAGGTGGATATATTGAAAAAGAAACATCTCTTGATAATTTTTCCGGTGACGCATGGGTTTCCGGTAACTCATGGGTTTCCGGTAACTCAAGGGTTTCCGGTAACGCATGGGTTTACGGTAACGCAAGGGTTTACGGTGACGCAAGGGTTTACGGTGACGCAAGGGTTTACGGTGACGCATGGGTTTCCGGTCACGCAAGGGTTTCCGGTAACGCATGGGTTTACGGTAACGCAAGGGTTTACGGTGACGCAAGGGTTTACGGTGACGCAAGGGTTTACGGTGACAAATTGATATTCTGGTGTAGTAAAGTTGGGCGAGATAACGGAACTCTAACAATTTTTAACGGGAAAGATGGATTAATTGTTACTCGCGGATGTTTTATCGGGACAATTGATGAATTCTTATCTAAGTCTGAAAAAGAACACGACGATCAAACCCATATTGAATACAGAATGCTAATTGAAGTAGCCCACTCAAGAATTACAAGGAGTTTATAAAATGACATTAATCAACAATTTTTGTGATAATTTACCAGTTTGCGTTAAGGGATCAATTCATCCAACATGCGGGAAACTTGTTTCAATTATTCAAAGTTTTTGATCAATGCGATTCCAGCACGACATGACACCAGCACAAGCCCGCGAAATGGCCGCTGCTTTGATCGCTGAAGCTAACCAGTTGGAGATGGAATTGTGAAATACACCTACAAATTTTTAGGCGGTGAACTTGATTGTGAACTCGACTACGAACCAGCAGAAAATGGTGCGCGTGAACGTGGCACCGGGTTACAGCTTGAGCCTGATTCTCCTGAGCGTGCTTATTTGTTAACGGCAGAGCTTAACGGCGTTGATATTGCTGAATTGCTATCAGAAGAAATTATTGGACTGATTGAAACAAAGGCACTAGAAAAATGACAGACAAAGAAATCTACGAATCAGCACTGAGAAACAAGGTTCAGATTGAGGACTACCTTAACCAGAAAAGATGCTTTGATTGCGACAACCTTGACAAGTTAGCCGGTAACGTATGCAAGTTCAATGGCGGAGTGCCTGACGATTATTTGTACTCAACCAATGAATGCAGAGACTTTCACTACCTGATTCCGTTTTAACTGTGCTACAATAAGACATCAACAAAACGGAATGAAAAATGAATAAGCCACAAAATTTGATAGACGCAGAAAATTCTTTGCGTATTGCCCAACTTAAATATCACGTTGCAAAATCAAACCGTGCAATGCGTGATGCACGTGAAGATATGGATTTTTGGTCAGATAAAGTAGCGATGCTAACCATCATGTTTAATAAGGAGATGATTTAATGCAAACACGTAAATACTCACGAACAATGGACGAGGCTTTTCCATTTGGCCCGTCATACGGTAGCGCCATTGAGAAGCCCCGTAAGACTGAGCAATGGCTTGACTATGCCGCTGTATTGGTAATCGGCGTATTGCTGGCTTACGGACTCATGGCGTATCTCGTATGACCAAAAAAGCAACTACAAAATACCCGACGCTTCGGGTTCGAGTCAGTCAAGCGATGTACGACAAAGCCTACCGTACCGGTTGGCCAGAGTCAGTTAAAGAATTTATCAACAACACCAAGGAAAAAACAAATGAGCAAGAAACCACAAAAAGCAACAGCGCCACAAATTAACAAGCTGGCAGGTAGCTACGACGGTGCAGAGCTGCGCCCGTACGATGGACGCCCTGGCGCGATGGACGCATTTGATAAGCCTAGCCTTGTTGGCAATACGCGCATGAAGCACAAACCAATGATCGGCATGACCAGCCAAGCAAAAACGCCTTTTTACACCAACTGACATGAGCCGAAAGAAGTGTAAGCGTAAGCATTACGACTACGTTAACCCAATCAAGCACGCCATTGAAGGCGCTTGTATTGCCAGTGACGAACTGTTAAATCTGCTTCGCCAACGAGAAAAAAGCATGATTGAATCAATCGTCAATAGCACAAGCGAAGGACTCAGCGGGCATCGTGGATTGTGTGAAATGCTCGGAGTGGCTGAGACAATGGGACGCAATTGCATTGGCCATGAAGTCTTGCCAGCGTGCGAAGCTGCTCAGAATGCGCTTATCAGCCTGAAAAATAGGTTTGATAAGTGGAGCAAATGGGACATTTTGCCGGCTGAATTGCACGCATTGAATGAGCTATACGAATGGCATGACCTCCAGAGATCCAGCATTTCACGCGGTGAGTATGAGAAGTTTTTGAAGAATGCAACCAATAGGATGCGAAGCCGTGCGCCTGAAGTTTTGGAAATATGAAATGCTTTAAATGTGGCAGAGCCCTACAGTCTGGCACAAAGCACCATTATTTGAATGGTAAGCCAATCGGCCCGACATGCTATGAAGCATTAGGACAAAAGCCACCAAGCAAAATCACTAACAAAGTGATTATTAACGATCAACCGGATTTATTTGGAAATACAAAATGAAAGTCACCCTACAGTGGGCCACGCCCGACGCTGATAAACATATCATGTTCATGGCGCGGGTCAGCAACCCAGATAACCAGCACAGCGACAAAACACGCTTGCTGCATTACTGCATGGAAGAGGGCCATGTTAGCCCGTTTGAAATGGCTTCGGCTTGCTTAGAAATCAATACAACGCGAGACATTGGCCGGCAAATTCTGCGCCACCGCAGTTTCAGCTTTCAAGAGTTCAGCCAGCGTTATGCAGACGTTGGCGCACTGCCAGATGCCGAGTTGCGTGAGTGTCGATTGCAAGATGCAAAGAACCGGCAGAATAGCATTGACACTGATGACACTCATTTGATTGAAGCATTTGAATATGCTCAACAAGAAGTCATTGCAATGGCAAGTAAGCAATACAAGCAAATGCTATTCATGGGTGTTTCAAAAGAACAAGCCCGCGCCCTACTGCCTGAAGGCTTGACAAGCAGCCGCCTCTATATGAACGGCACTATGCGGTCTTGGATTCATTACCTGAAGCAACGGCTGCACACGTCAACCCAAAAAGAACATCGTCTAATCGCTGAAGAAGTATTAGCCATTTTGCGAACCGTGGCACCCGTCACAATGTCTGCGTTTTTCCCGCTGGAGGTTTCCGATGCAGTGCATTAATGATGATTGCGACAGCATGAAAACAATGGCAGTCGAAACATACAAGACGCCCGCTGCGGTGTACCGGGTTCGCAAGTGTCCAAAGTGCGGCACGCGCTACACGACAAATGAAGTTCTTGCGCGAGATCAGACAATCCCCGAAAAGATACGCCAAGTCAAGCGGAGGACTGCATGACACACAAACTAAGCAGTGATGGTGCGGCTGTAGTTGCGCCTGAGTTTCATTGGTTGCCGATTGATAGTAATACACCACGCGGTGTAAGTATGCTATTGATTAACCGTGATTCAGGCGTACTACAAAAAGGCCAGTACACCTCAGACGATACATTTTTCACACACTGGGCACCAAACCCAACATTCAAAAAGGAAAACAAATGAGTTACGCACAAGTCGAAATGAATGTTATTCAATGGGCTGAAGCCCGTAAGATTCTGCCAAATGCAACAAGTCAAACCCAGCTACTGAAAACAGTTTCAGAACTTGGCGAGCTAGCTGACGCACTTATCAAAGGCGATAAGGCAGGCATTATTGACGGCCTAGGCGATGTACTGGTGACGCTGATTATCGTTGCAGCTAAGGAAAATCTAGACCTTACCACGTGCCTTAAATCAGCTTACAACGAAATCAAAGACCGCACCGGGACAATGATGCCAAATGGCGTATTTGTCAAGGATTGACAATGAAGTCATTTGCGTTGGTTGCAACTTTGATTGCATTCGCTATTACTTTTAAAGTATGGCAATGCGGTGAGTTATTTCCTGATGCAAACTTACTAGCTTGCATGGTGTTTAGATAAAGAAAGAATGATATGAGTAAAACAGTATCTGTAACAATTGATGTTGATATTCAAGAATTTGATGACGATGATCTTTTAAGTGAACTTCAAGAACGTGGAATTGTGGTGAGCGACATTGAAGACGAATTAACTGAAATGTTCTATGCGTTTAAGTTAAATCGTATTGAACGTGTTTTAGAAATTGCAAAAGAAATTTCATCTAATCATGTTGGAATGATCTTGTAAATAAAAGCCCGAATAACGCGGGCATTTTTATTTAGATGCCAGTAAATCTGACTTCATGGCGCTACCGTTTGAGCTACCCAACCAGAAATTAACGACGGCCCCGAACGCCGCACCAAGCGCACCAAGCATGATTAGGAGTGAGTCAGTAGGCCGGTATTCCATAACCAGCATAGATGCCAAGATACCAAAGAATCCAATGGTTACGAACGTGGACAGAATAGCCGGGTACGGACTGCGCGTCACTCGCTGCATGTCCCTGGCATCTTTGGTATTGTCTAAATTGATCTTAGCCAAATCAATCTTGTTTTGTTCTAAGAACTTCTGAAAATCAATCTCTGCCGTTTTGATGCTTGTGATCTGCTCAGGCGATAGCTTGCCACTGTTCAAAACCTCTGTAACGGCCTCGATTGTTTTTGACTCAATACCTAGCCTATCAGCCAGAAAAGACGCCGCAGCACCAACCAAAGGTCCAGCAAGTGCCGTCCCTAGCAATGGAGCCAACGATTTAAGCCAAGTCATATCCATATCAAGCCTCCTTGAGAATTTCAGCCACACGCCGCACCCAGCCACGCCCGAACGCAGGCCAGTTACTTAGCCCCGCCATGAAATCTAAGCGTTGACCGTTCATGCGTGCCAGCGTATTTTGCGGATCATTGAAGTTAGCCGTACCCAATGTGACCGGCCCAATCTTGCCGTCATCAACCACGCCTAAAGCACGCTGAAGCCATTTAATCGCTTGAACAGTCCCAGAGTTAACCGCAGCGTCAAAAACGCTATAACGCAGGGATTCAGGCAATTGATCTGCGCGAACTGGTGTCCAGTATGCAGAACGGTAAATGGCTTTAGCTTTATCTACTGGCAAGTCTCGCATATCGCCGGTATACCCAGCTTCACGCGCCACGGCCTCAGTAACGCCCCAATTGGTAGCCCCGCCTTTATCGTCTTTATGATTGACATAACCGCCTTCATGCCCGAGTAACTTGGTAAATGCTTCATCAAATGTCATGGCCGTTTACTCCAATTCTGCAACCAATAAAACCACACCACAGCGGCCATCATTTGAAATCATCCTGCTGGAATCCAGCGCAGCTACGGCAAATGTCTTTTACTTGCAGCATCTCTTTGCGAAGCGTAGCAATATCCTCTTTGCGAAGCGTAGCAATATCCTCTTTGTGCAGTCGTAACTCTTGCATAAATTCAACAAGCATTAAAGCTAGTTTTTCAATTGAATCACTCATTTATCAGCCTTTCCACTAAGCGTATGCTTAATCTCTGCCAAGCTATCCATGACCGGCTTAAATGCATCTTGCAGCCTGTCATAGCGCACGTAATCACGAGTTAATTGAACTTCTAGCGTGCTAAGGTCTTTTCGCAGGCTTTGCATTGCTGCATATAGCTCACGAGCCATCCATCCCAAAACAGCGCAAATAAGACCTAAAACAGCCATAAAAATATGCTCTAGATCCATCATTTACTTTTATTAAATTCTTCAAAGTTCACGAGCAATGCCCTTCAGGATTAGGATCAAATGGGTCAAGTAAGTGAGAGCAAATACTGCGCGCATGTTTCTGACGCCGCCCAGGTGGTCCAGCCATGTAACGCTGCAAACGGTCAGTAACTAACTCACCAAATGAGCGAGGCCACTCACCGAACCACAGCGCCGCGATGGTGAAATTAATAAACCAGTCAAGCAAGTAGCCAACCAGCAGCGCAGGGGCTCCAAGCACTTTAGCCGGTGCACTAAGACGCCCTAGCAAGTGCGCCCGGTATAGACCCATGACAATCAGATAGAGATACCACAGCGCCCACAGCGCCAGCGCAGAGCCACCGACTAAGTGCCACGCATTCACAGTGATGCAGCCAATACAAACAACTCATCCAACTTATTTTCATCAAGATGCAAACCTGATGCCAACGCTTGAACAAGTGCTGAATTTCGCTGCACAGTAGCCCTGAATTCCCATTCAATCTGAGCGGCACGGTCTAGACTTGAAATACTAATTTCAACAGGCTCAAGCAAGTTAAGCTGATGCAATGCTAGACGTGCCTGAACCATAGTAACAATGGTAGGAATAACAAGCTCTGGAACTGGTGCATCTGTAAGAACTGGATTACCATTGATATCCGCAGAAATTACCTTTCCATTTGATTGTCCTTGCAACAATTCAAAATGTTGCTCAATCGTAATTTCAACTGCATCAGTTGGGATGTTTGAGCCATGAATTTCAGCAGAATAAAAACCGCCAGTAGATTGTGAGTAAAACATTTTTATTCCTTAGTATCCTATTACGACAAAAGAAATTTGAGAATTTCCTCCGCCAGTATTGAAATATGAGGCTTTTATTTGAGATAAAGACAATGAATTTGTTGCCACTGAAACAGCAGTAGACGGAACTCCTGTAGAGTACCTGGATGCAACAGAATTTATAAATCCATTTGGAAATGTAATTGGAAGCGTTATGTTTACTTCAGTACCTGAAGTAATAGCAGAGGTTATACCCCACTGAATAATTAATCCACTTGGAAGTTTTTGATAACCATTTGTAATAAGTGATTTTACAAATCCACTCATTAAACCAGCAGGATGAATTGCGCGAGTATTATCAGTACCTGTCAAAGTCTCTGATGATGTTGCAAGTTCAACAATACCTTTTACAGTTTCGCTAGCGTCTGCAATGACGTTTGAAATAAGTGATTTAGTAACGCTTTTTTCAGTCGTGCCCTGACGAACTAAAAACAAATCAGTATCAGACAGCGAAGTAGCCGCCGTTAAATCAGCCAAAGATACTTTTGTAGCTGCCAGCTTACTGATAATAATTGGCTCACTAGAAGCCAATGACAAAATAGCAGCTTGCTGTGCTATTAGTGCCCGTGTTTGGGCTTCCTCGGTACTACTTAGGGCCATTACAATTCTCCAACTTGACGGGAATACCCGACGATTTTCACATTACTACCGCCAATAACAGGCTGATTACCGTTGATTGTACCGGTTCCCAGCGTCAATGTCGCGCTTGAAATAACTTTCAAACTTGGTGCCACGCCGGAAGCCTTATAACCAATGGCAACTAAGTATTTATTAGGGTCTGCGATATCAAACGCTTCTAAGCGAATCATTGCATTTTCAGTCGTGAATAAATTTACGCCGAGATTGTCAGTAACAACGTCACGGTTAATATGCTTAAACAGACGGTTGATAATCCAATTCAACCACTGAGCCGGTAAAGGCTGACCCCGGCTTGTAGCTGTAGCAGGTACAAAACCAGTATCCATGACGGCATCAGGAGGCTGATTTAGGTTCTGTTGTCCGTCTGAATAAGTTGTGAAAGTATTGGCAAAAGTAGTCATTGGAAAACACCCGTTAAATGGTAGCCTGATTCTATTTGAGTCTGATAATTCTGAGCATGAATCACAAGTATGTGTCCGTTAACATCAATCAACTGATCTCCAGCCGTCAATTCAGCAGGTGCGATACCTCCGAAAGTAGGGCCAGTATTACTGATTGATTGTGCAGTTACTTGAATGTCTGAACCGTTTGCAGTCAGGTAATCATTTTTACCATTGACAAACATCTCGCCATTGCTAGAAGCCTTGGAAAACCTAAATGGCAATTCAGTATATGAAACCAACACCGGAACATCAGAAATACCAGCCGGTGCCAAGTCCTGCATTTGATTGTGAATGTCAACGGGAACGTCAGGCCCATTGGCAAACAGTATGGCCGTTGCGGGGTACATTTCAAGATACTGATAATCATCAGAATCAATCAAGTAACGCAACCCATCAATCAAAGCGTTAGGCGTACCCTCTGAAATATTGACGAACACGCGAAACCTAATGGCTTTGCGGTATTCATTGTCATCACGACCAGCGCGAAGCTCACCGACGATATATCCGCAACCGTCTAACTGTTTACCGATAGCTGTATCAATCCAACGCTCAGTCTTAAATTCGTCAGTCGTAGCCTTGACAACATCCAAAGGCCCGACAATCGCCTCAAGCAATGCCAGAACCTTGGGCGATGCCTGAAACTGGCTAGTCGCCCGTTCTAGAGCTTCGCTGACTATGCTCATACGCCTACCACCGAGATACGAGCCACATCAAACGCCGCGATACCCGCTCGACCAATGGCGATATTGTTTGTAGAGTAGCTAGGCGTGCCGCCTTCAGTGGCGGTGATAGCAGCTTCAACCGTGATCTGACCTAGCCCAGTCGTAGCGTTATAAATAGGCCCATAGAAACGCTGAGTGATGATGTCATCACCGACATTCAAGGTAGAACCATACGACAGCACAGCGTCAGCAATGGCCGCCTCAATAGTGCTAGTCAAAGTCTCTTCAGCGTACAGTGCATCCACAGACACGCGAACCCATGCAAACTGAGTAACAGGACGCGAGAACTTGATTGTCTGACCGTCTCCATTGTCGTCAATCACTTGTCCTACCGTGTCGCCGTAAGTTTCGATTCCAGCCGGTTTAACTTCCCACAACTTATCTAGGATGTCCTGAGTAGACCCGCCAACAATCACAGCTTCAAGGCTATGAGGAGGCATTGAATCCACAATTTCAGTCGTGCGGTTTTCGTAAATAAACGCCGAACTAATCTCAGGCACTTCAGCCAATAAACGCGCCCGGATAGCCTTAACCGTGGCGCTACCAGTGGCCCTAACGCTAGTCGAATGACGATCCCGCAGAGCTTCATCAGTTTCAACATTGCGGCCAGTTGCACCCGCCACCAAGTTAGATACCGAATCCCATCCGAGAATGGGACTGTCAATGATGGTTAAAGCGCCAGCCGGTAAAACGTTAGCGCCCAACTCAATAGACGTAAAAACAGCCGGTGAACCTAGCTTAGTAATGGTTAGATTGGCATCCAATGTCAATGGAAAATCAGACACTTGATCAGCACTATAAACGCGCAGTTTCGATCCCGTTGCAACCGCTGTAAAGTTATCAGCATCAAACGCCGCTGCAAGCCCTGCCGCAATCTCATTGGCTGTAGCACTGGCATCACTGGTGTAAGCTGCTAGCACTCCGCCCGCAATGATTTGGTAAGACGTGGAATTGATAACTGTATTCACTTCAATTTCAACATCTAGCGCATTGGCACGGCTAATCACTACATCCGATGTAGTCGCGTATTGCTTGGTGCCAGAGCGCGTAAGCACTCCAGACGGAAGCAAAGTAGACTCTGCACCATACACGCACGCGGTAACAGTGGTAGGCGTAGAGCCAAGCCTGGTAAGTCCTACAAACGCTACAGCACCGTCAAGGCTAGTTCCTTCGGCGCTGTACGGATACATTGAATCATAGGTGTCTTGCAATGTCTCTTGAATCTCATCCAGAGCCGCCGCAAAGATGCCAATCATTTGACCAACAACCGCATCAGGCGAAGTATTGACCGGCCCTAGCGCGTCAGTAAACCGCTGATCGTAATCAGTCTTGATATCGGCTAGGCGCTCACGCTCGAAGCCTGTTGTATTAAGTGGCATTGTATGTAATCAATCCGTAAGGTGTAAGCACATCAAAATCAACATCCAAAGACCTAGCAGAGCGGTTGAAATCAAACGTAAACCGAGTAATCTTTTGAACGCCATCAACGGCCATGATTGATGCTTTAAGCGCAGCCACAGACCCGGCAAGGCTAATCTGCTTACCGAGAATTTCAGCGGTGTAAGGCGTGCCAAACTCAGTATCTAAAAACCATTCGCCTTGCCAAAGTTTGAGCTTAATAGCTAGGTGCTGGCGTACACGTTCGGCACCGTCTAGCAGCACCAAATCATTGTTCACTAGGTACAAATCATGCGTCTGCTGGTCCAATCCTAAATCAATCATGTAGGCGACCCTGTATTAGACCCGCCTGGACTCACGCCACCATGCGTATGCGTAGATCCAACATTCACGCCGTTATGCGTCATAGCAGCGCTCACAATCGTTACGCCAGCAGGCGCATTAATCAGCAAAGACCCACCACCAGTCAGGCGCATGAATGCAGAGCCGTAGAACATGGTTAAAGCATCATTGTTACCACTGTCACCAGCGCCAGCAGCACCAAGGTCACAAGGGATAGCGTAAGCGTCTGAAATATCAAACCGGCGCATGTCGTCAGTGCCATCAACCGCCTGTTGCGAGAAAACAAGCAAACACTTATCACCCGGCAGAATTGGCCCCTTGACACCAGCAGACCCGCCAGCGAAAGAGGGCCAGCACACGCGGACATTTTGCAGGATTGGAAACGGTAAAACATCCCCATCGGCATAACGCTTTTTAGGCGTAGGCTGCACACTAGCGCGGCCATTCGCATAGCTCACAATGACCCCAGGCAGTGACGTGTTTATCTCGCCAGTCTTTGAGTCGATTAGCTTGCGTAGCGCGTCAATGAAGTCAATTTGTTCAGCCATTTATCATATTTTACGGCATTTGGCTATTAGTGAAAACCCCTAGTAAAAATTGTGTTTGTCTTGGTGTATGATTCGACCATGCAAGTCAATTAACCGGCGAGTAACCCTGGAGCGAATTAAAAGGCAGCATTGACACCCCGGAAAGACTGGGACTATCAAGTAAGCGGCGGCGTGGATGGACACGCAATTGAGGGATACCGGTTTTGACCGGCCTGAGTGGCGAGCAGTAACAAGTGAACCTGCGCGATGCCGATGCACCTGCGGATAGCCGGAATCAAGCCCGGCCCGCTTACTTGATGGTTAAGCGCACAAGCGGAAAAGTACCGCCTGCGTCGGATTGGGGATTCCCGGTCGCCATCTTCATTTATGGGGTGTAACGCGCAGTTGTGATGCGCCATTCATGGCCGGGTGGATTCCAAATCCATGCGGTAAAGCCGGGATCACATCCGGCCACCCCACCATATTTATGTGGTTGAAATAGCGGTCATATTGAGCAAGACGGCGTTAGTTTTTCGCGTCGTTATCCTTTCACTAACATTCTTGCTAATGTGTTTCCTATTAACATTCTTCTGACATCAACCACATAAAAGTCTTGGACGCGCAGACTTAAAAGCGAAGCGGGCGCATGTGGAATCCATGCGATTTACACGTAACGCAAAGTCAACTCAGAAGCCCACTCTGTTCCGTGCGTATCACCTTGGTGCGTCACAGCTTCTATGCGAAAAAATTCAGACTTAATAGACTTTGTATCCAGTCTGACATACCCACCAGGCTGCATGGTAGGCTGTAAAAGAGTTCGGCACTTATATCCTTGCACTTCAAGTTTTTTACCTTTGTCTCCGCTTGCGTCATCGGTGCCAAAAGTTACGCGCACACCTTTCTGCTTTTCCGTGATTCCTTTTT